CTTCGCGTTAGCGAAAGGAATACAGGATCGCATGGCTTACTTGGCCAGAATGGAGAGTGGAACTCGTGTCCGCCGATCTCTCGGTAAGGGCACTGTTCTGAACGCTGTGGCGGTCGGAGGAGGGACTTATGGTGACGACTTCCGTGGAACTTTAATCACGGCTGATGTCACTACCTCTGAGACCTACAAAGCGTGGTTTACAGCTAATGGTCGGTTGTTAGACCCGCTGCCACCGTCATCCGAAGCTAGGTTTGACCTCGCGGTTAAACTTTTGCTCGGGCTTGATCTTTCAAGGACAAGGCCAACTTCGGCCTCAACTCTGTGGAACGCTTTACCATGGAGTTTCTTGATCGACTACTTTGCGAACATAGGCGACTACCTACAGGCGTATCGCGGAGTCATCCGCTACGACGTCTCAAGGATGTGCGTCATGGTTCGTCAGGAGTCGGAGTCTTTTCTGACTAATGTCAAGCTTTACCCCGGTTGTAGTTATACCGGCGGCAACGCTAAAACCGTTGTCAAATGGCGAGGCGTTTATGCTTATCCGGTACCCATTGTCACGGCTGACCCGTTCCTTTCGGCGCGGCAGGCCTTGAACATCGGTGCCCTCATCAGTGTGCCTGGTTTGCGGAAACTCCGCAGCTAGGTGTCCCTAACCGTTAACGTCGTGAGACGTCAACAGAAAGTAGTACTGACATGGCTATCACCGATCCCTTGACCTTTGCGTACGATTCGGGAAATATAACCCTGAATCGTATCAATCAGGACAACTACGGCTCCGTCTTCTACGGGACCGGGACGGACTTGGCGGTCACGTTGACCTTCAAGCACACCATCCCGCCCATTGGCGGTGACGGCGAATCGCATCTCGTCCGCGTGGACGTGGATCACTTTGATTCCACAACCCACGAGTTCGTGCGGCGTTCGTCGGCGTGGTGCGCCATCCGTACGGATGGCACTCCACAGGACTCGGAGAACTCTGAGGACGTCACGGAAGCCCTGGTGGACTTCCTGTCGGACGCCAACATCACGAAAGTGGTGGGGCGTCAGAGCTAGCGAGTCAGCCCTAGACTTAGGGGGGTAGGTAAATGGCTATGTGTCCTCTTTGAAAGGAGTTCACATGAAAAGAGCCATCTCTACCGTGTCAGGTCTAAGCCTGTACGCTGCGCTGTTTTTGGACTGCGTAGCGTGGGAGCCAGACCTGCAAGAACCTCTATCCGACGACTTTCGCCGGCTGGAGGAGATCGTCAAGACCCGAGGCGTGTCATTTCTAATGATTGACATGCCTGAGGGGGGCAAGGTCCTAGACCTTGCTCTCTCTCGTGGGCGGCTTTGGCCATCACAGCTCCCCCAAACTTTTGGGGAGGTTAATGGTGGGTCCCGTCTTTTCTTGTCGGGACTTTTCCGTAAGCTTTTTGACGACGAGGGCGTACTTCATTGTAACGCTCCGACTAGAGCAATCTTTCTCCTCCGGCAGATTCTTAACCTGTCGAAGAAAGTAAGATTGGAATGCAGCGATGCCGCAATCCTCGCCGAAGTCGAAGAATATCGGGCTATTGATTCTCGTTTACGCCGCCCTAGCCTTAACTGGCTGGGTGACGACCTCGGATCTATCCAAGGGTCTGGAATCAGTTTGCTCGATAGTTATGATGACACACCAGCATGGGCGGGAGGACCCGCTCTAGCCCCACGAACCCTGTTAAGGCTAGTGGAACGGACAGCAGACATGGTCGTAAGACTGTTTCCGCAGTTCGATTGGCGTGACGTGCGACCAAGACATGGTCCTGGTGCTGTGGCAGATGATCGAAGGGGTAATGACAAATACTCCTTCCCAAATTGGCCTGAGAAGTTGGAGCGGGAATTCCCGTTCTGCTATTTTGGCCAGTCTAGAGAAGATCTTCTGCCTGACGAGGTTGTCAGACCAGGGTTGCGGGAGTTCCCGGCTAAGCTTATCGCTGTGCCAAAAACTCTCAAGGCCCCAAGAATGATAGCCTCCGAACCTGTAGCTCATCAGTATATCCAACTGGGTATGATGAGGTGGTTTCGGGACACTATGCCCCGAATCCTGTCGTCTTGCATTGACTTCAAGGACCAGTCGCTGTCTCAGCGATTGTGTTTAGAAGCCTCTGCGTGGGAGTCGCTAGCTACTGTGGATCTCTCCTCAGCAAGCGATCGACTCTCATGTTGGGTAGTGGAGCGCATATTTAGGAAGAATCCTTCGATTCTCCGTGCTCTCCACGCTTGCCGCACTCGGTGGCTTGTCAACGCCACTGGACACGGTGAGCCATACTTCCTCGCTTTGAAGAAGTATGCACCAATGGGAAACGGCACTACATTCCCGGTACAATCGTTTGTATATGCCATCTTCGCGATGGCCTCTGTACTTTACGAGACTGGAAAGAAACCCACATTAAAGGGTCTCCAACAGTTGTCCCGGGACATCAGGGTCTATGGCGACGACATTATTTTGCCGTCGTTTGCAGTGTCTACCCTCACTCGTGCGCTAGCTCAGTGTGAGCTAGTTGTCAACAGCAGAAAGACTTTTGCTGTGGGTCGCTTCCGCGAAAGTTGCGGAATGGATGCTTACGGGGGAATTGATGTTACCCCTGTTCGCATTTACGACTTTGAGTGCGGGCAATCAGCCTCGGCCATCGCAAGCTGGACAGCGGTCTCTAAGAACGCTGCCCGAAAAGGCCTTTTCAACCTTTGCGAGCGTATGGAAC